GGGGATGTCTTTCTAGGAACTCCTTAGCGGTGCGAATCGCGGGAGACCAGGCCTCACTGGTTGGTGAAAGCCTTCTGGTGATTTGCACGAGCGTCCGTGGTCCTTAAGTAGTCCCGGCGACCCCCTCGTGTAACGTTGATACAATAAAGGAAATGGCACCATGCCCAAAAAGGCAGGGCGGCACATGTTCCCTACTTCGCAGTCTCGTTCGGGACCTAACTTCGCTTGGTCTAGTCAACTTGGGGATACTGGTAGCACTCTTCAGAGTGCCCATTCCTTGGTGCTGACGTGTCCTGAAGTTTTGATCCATGGTAACCATCGTGATCCGAATCCGTTCAGCTTTGCGAAGGAGGAGCGAAATTTCCCCTACGGGGCGACTTCGATTTCCTCCGTCTACAAGCCGACGGGCGCCTCCAGCGAATGGAGGCACAACGGACACTTTGGGTTTGGTGGCACTTTTGACCGGGTGCAGGTGGTGTACGATTTATCGAACATCTTACCTGTATCAACAGAGAGTGTCTTGTATAATCAGCTCATCAGCCGATTGTATGACCAGATACGCCATACCGACTTGAACGCCTTGGTAACTGCCGCCGAGAGTAGGGAGCTAGCTTCGTTGAAGAAGCAAGCCCTTGACTCGGTTAAGAAACTAGGCAAAGTCGCGCGAGGACCGCTGAGATTTATTTCAGCTGCTGCGGCGGGCGCATGGCTCACATGGAGCTATGCGGTTAAGCCCGCAATCAACGACACCTATGAGTATATGAGCTTCACACGAAGCCTCCTCCAGCGCGAAACCGCCAAACGGTATGCGTCTGTGTCTCAAAAGGACACTTATGCTTTGCCGTCGAACGGAATCGCAAAACGCTGGGGGAAAGCTAAGTATAAGGGCTCGTTAACTTATCAGGTGGATGACCCAGGCCTGTTTGACTTGAGCAGAATGGGCTTTACCAGTCCGGCAACGTTCGTGTGGGAGTTAATCCCATTTTCGTTCGTTATTGATTGGGTGTTCAACGTTGGCAACTACCTCCAAAACATGGAGGCAAGTTACGGCGTCGGACTCTCGTTCAATTCCGGGTGGCTGAGCTTTTCGTACAAATCTGTGACTGAAAGTTCTTACGATACGACATATAAGTCGTACGACGACTCCACCCAGGTGGATGTCAGCAGCGCTTCCGTTTACGGAAACGTCATAAGAACCGGTATGTCACGATCTGTGCTCTCGTCGTTCCCCATGCCGAGAACTCCGTCATTGGATCTCGACTTGGCCTCATCGCAGTTCCTTTCTGGTGCTGCACTCCTACGTACTCTTTTCCTCAAATGAGGTACCCATGGCCAATCAAGCCACCATCACCATCAACGATGGTGCGACGACTCCCGTCGCTCACAACTTCACCCCCTCCGGGATCGACAAGAACGAAGTGGCGATCTATCACGACCGCGTCGGCGGGACTGCCCTGGGGTTTCCCCGGGTGCAAATCTCGCTTCGCCGGCCCGTGGCAGGTGGCACGTCTTCGACCTCCGACCGCGTTTATCGCGCTAGGATCAAGGTCGATGTGCCCACGCTGGAATCCAGCGTGACGCCTCCGACGTTGGCATACAACTGCACTGTCAACGTCGAGTTCGTTCTTCCCGAGCGTGCCACCCAGCAGAACCGGAAGGATGTTCTCGCGTTCGTCAAGAATCTCTTGGCGAATGCGGCCATCACTTCGGCTGTGCAGGACCTCGAACCGGTCTTCTAGCCTGACTCATCTGCACGCAAGCGGGCAAACGAGGTATACCGCTTCGCGCGGCTGATACGGCTATTTCAACCAATAGAGGTGGACTATGGATAACGGTTTTAATCGTATCCGCACGGTGTTTTTCGCACTATGCAAGTCAGTGGATACGCCCCGGGCTCTGGGTGCTTGGATTTTATTCAAGCATAAACAGTACGACGATTTAGTTCGTCTTGCTGTTCGGCCAGAGGAATACAATGATCCTGAAACCTTCAGACGAGACTACCTGGTCTCGGAGTTCCTAAGTAAATACAAAGGATTTCCGGGGTTCAAGCAGTCCGATCTGAAGGCTAAGGCTCTCCTCAGCTTTAAGACGGCCGAGGCATCTTGCGTCGAGACGAATCAACGATTCTCAGCTACGCGTCTTCGAGAGTTCGACTCTCGCGTTAGCGCACTGATCCACAGTGCGCAGCGTAAAATAGCTGCTGCGCTTGGGAACGTTGATCGCGTCGATTGGGATGATTGTATGTGGGGGCCAGGCGTCACCGCCACGGTAAACCGTGACGTGCGTCTGGTTGATAAGCTCTGCGAAGAGCGAATCAGCGTTTCGAGGTGGGCTTTGCCGAAACTGACCGAGGTTCTCGGTTCCGATTTGCACTGGGCTCGTGCCCGTGGCATACCGGCCGAAGCTGTATTCACGCCTTTACGGTGTGAGTTTCAGATTCGGGACTCGTGCAAAGTTACCACTGTGCCTAAGAACTCGAAAACAGACAGAACCATTGCGATTGAGCCTACCGGCAACATCCTTCTTCAGAAGGCTGTCGGTGCTCACATTCGCCGCCGCCTCAAAAGGGTTGGCGTGGATCTGGATGACCAGACGAAGAACCAGCGCCTCGCGGCGTTCGGTGCTTTGACGGATCGTCTCGCTACCATTGACTTGTCAATGGCCAGCGATACTGTTTCTCGCGAATTAGTTTTCCACTTATTGCCCTTGGACTGGTACTTCCTACTGGATTCTCTTCGCAGCCGGCGTTATACGCTGGATGGCGAGGAGTTCAGCTTTGCGAAGTTCTCCACGATGGGCAACGGGTTCACTTTTGAACTCGAATCTCTGATCTTCTGGGCCTTAGCGAAAGCAGAGGTCGAAGCGTCGGCGCTCGCCGACAACAGAGATAAAGTGGCGGTATACGGTGATGATATCATCGTTCCCTCGGAGAGCGCTCCCGGATTGATCGACCTTCTGAAAGTTTGTGGTTTTACCACGAACTCGAAGAAGACCTTCTTTCATTCCCCTTTCAGGGAATCTTGCGGAAAGCACTTTTATGAAGGAACTGACGTCACGCCTGTGTACCAGAAAGAACCGCCGGCAGAGATACACGAGATCTACCGTCTTGCGAACCGTCTCCGCCGCTACGACTTGCGTCATGGCGGTTTGGATGGTCGTTCGGGAAGTCTCGTCTCTGCTTGGCATGCTGCGATCCATGAAATAAGGATTCAGCATATAATCCCTCTTGACTTCGAGTCCGATGAGGGGCTCGCTCTCACTGAGAGCGAGCTTTTCGACGGCTCTGTCACCAACGTGTGTCCTAAGCACGTTGGGAGGGGATTGGGGTTCCTTCTCCCCGTTCTCCGATTTCAACCGAAGAAGAAACCGCACGCTATGTCCGAGGACGCAGCGTACTATTTCTGGTTGAAGTTCAAGAGGCGGGGTTCGCGAGACCCCTTTCTGTTTACGGATCCGCTTAACGTGGATCCTACGACAGTTAGGGGGAGAGGTCGATACGTCTCCCGACGTGTCTATCTCCTTCTTGGCACTACGAAC